TTCGTCCCCACAGCATCCTATGCGAATGCCTACCGGATATCCGGTTTTCCAATTGTACGGACAAGCATCCGTGCGAGATTTAAGTTCAATTGTCATAATATTACCTTCCCTGAATAAGATTTTTAGTAGTTAAAATTTGTTGCTGTCATTCCTACAACTTACTTTATATTATATAATAATCAAGATAATTCTGAAATTTCTCTATGTCATAAAATGGAAATGTCAAGGTGTGATTAATCAATATCGATAATCCACCCCAAAAAAATGCAATATTCGTAACGCTTCGTAACCCTTTTTAAAATTAAAGATGCGGATTCGTGCGGTATAGATGCGGATACGCGCGGTATCGAGTACCTTAATACCCTCCACCTTGCCTTAAAACACCCTGAGTAGAATCAATATAAGTAGGTGCAGAAAACCTTTATATGTTTATAAAAAAGGGTTTTATCGACATAATACTTAACCGCTAAATCCTAGTAGTTAGCGGTTAATACCCACCACCTCGCCTGATTATCCCCTGTGTTGAGTCAATATACTGAGGTGCTGAGAGGCAATAGTAGCGCAAAACATCAATAAAATCTTTTGATTTTGAGGTTTTTCCATCCTGTCCTGTCCAAATACTCATGCAGAACCTAAGATTTTTACATTTCTCATGGACGAATAATCGGGGAGTGTTCAATGCATCAATGGGCAACTCCGGATTGTAATCCAAAAGATCATTGATCATGGCAACCCCCTCCTCAATGCGGACTCCAACACTCGGCTCAAAAAAGACTCCAATATCTGCCATCTGATCGATTAATGTAGTGACTCCGGATTTAGTGCTTGTCGGTGCTGAACCAAAACGAGAATCCATCACCCGAAGAAAAATCTCTTCACCATTTTCAAGTTCCTCTATTAATTCCTTATATCTCTGTAAACTGAAACCCCACGGAGCCTGTGCGTCTCCGGCATCTCCATCAATCTTGCGTCCGGAAACTGCCCACTCTCCGGCAATTCCAATCCCTTCTATGATTGTGTGTTGATCAGGAAACTCTCGGTAGACATAACTTTTTCCATCGGGGGCAACCCTGACCCAAATCATCACCCAATTCTTCCCATGCGAGGGGTCAACAACCATGTAATTTGTTCCTTCAGCAGGGATAGCATCATCACCGACTATATGGTTCTGATCGAAACGAGGTAGCTGACCCCCTGCCACTTTGGACGGAAGTCCATACGCTCGAACTAGAATTTTTTGGCGAGGGTCACGCGCGAGCGTACGCTTTAACGCATTGTAATTATTAAATTTATTCCACTCCGAATGAAAGAATATGATTTTAGCATTTTCCTTTAATGGTTGCATTTTGACCGGAACTTTCATGTCCGGCAACAAATCAGGATCAGCATCAATTGACTTTGTCGTTATCGCTCCATCCATGTACTCGCGAATTGTTGGTGTATAGCCTGTCACCGGAGTAAAGGTGATTAACATCCCTCTCCAAGGGTATCCATTCATCCATTCAGGGTGATCCGCATTCACCACAGGTTTATTTGCCCTGCTCGTCATCCGAAAACGCAAGCTGTTGATGTGTTCGATTGAAATTAGCTCGTCCCCCCAAACCATATCCCATTCTGAACCCTCCAAAATTCCGGTATCCAAGTTTTGCGAATAATTTCGGAAGAAAATTCTCGATCCATTAGGTGCAACCAAACAGGATTCTGTAAATCCACCCTTTTTCGAGAAAGTTAAGTTAGTAACCTTCCCCTTTTTTGCCATTTTCCACTCATTTGGGACAAAATTCCAAATATACTGCTGTTGTTGCTCAATCGAAGTTGATGCAGTCGTATGCATACAAAGTACATTCGCTTCAGGAATGTCATTTATTAGTTTCATTACCCTCTTACTCGCGTAAAAACTCTTTCCACTCCGGTTGCCTCCCAAAATTAATAATTCATCGCACTTGGCAAATTCATCGTCTGCCATTTTCCAATGATCAGGCTCATACCCATTGTGAAAAGGGTCTTTTAACTCTAGCTGAATTAATTTTTCCCTCTCCTCAAGCAAACGCATGGTTTCTGCCTGACCAAGACTCTCTGCCTGTTCACGAGTCGGAATATTATAATAAGGATGGGGAGTAGGTTGAATCATTTCTTCTTTTTTGCCGGAGACTTTTTCACAACCGCAGATTTAATGTTGCGATTTAATATTTTCTCAAACTTCGCAAAAGCTTTTTGTTGCTCTTTCACTTCTGCCCATTGCTCCAATACTCTCTTTCCCTGACTTCGTGCATTTCCTGTCATCTAATACCTACCTTTCCATCGTGGGCATCTTCCAATAAGAACCCAACTTGTTTCGTCACCAATTGGTGGGCGAGCCTTGAGCTTCATCCCTACCTTAAAATTTTTACTATTCCGTAACCTTACCCTAATATCTCCGCAATATACTATGTTCCTGTTGAGCGGAATCTTGGTTATCTCTAATTCCATGCTCTCCAAAACAGGCTCCGGTAAACCAATGTCATCCACCAATAAACCCTTCTGCACTAGGTTCCTGATTTCATGCTCTCCACCTTCGTCATACACGATTCTATTTGATACTTTAGACCAACCCTCCACATCGTTTTCAGTCCTCAGTTCACGAACCTGATCTCGCGGTAAACCTAATTCTTTTGCTAATTCTATTTCACTTTTCATTTTCAATTTCGTGTTCATGGGGAGGTGATACAACATCCTCGTTGTCCCACATCCACCCCAAGGTTAAATAATAATCTAATTCTGATTCCACGGCTTTACCTTTCCTTTGAATTTTTTTAGATATTGTAATGGTACAAAGACACAAATCTCCCAATCCGTCTCAACCTGATTTCTAGGGTTACCGTTGTACGCAATTTTCCCATAATCATTAGCAATGGTCACATCGCAATATGCCTCAGTTCCACAAGCGAAAGAAACACAAAGATAACACCTCTGATTGCAAATTAAAGTTTCATTTACCAACTTGTCCCATTTCTTCTTTGAAATGAAATAAAATGCAAAACTTCCATAATCATGCTTGGTATGCTTTATCTCAATAAATCCAAGATGCCATTTACCCTGACGAATATGTAAATCTAAAATAGCACCCTTCTCAGTATCCAAAAGCTCAATACCTTTACTCGCCCAACGCTTCTCTATTCTATTAGCAAACCTTCGCTGATTAATCTTATCCTGCTCGGTCTCCATTGGTTCGTATTTGTTCATTACTTAGCAGAATGGAAAGAAAAACTTTTGTTTGTCACTATCGGTTCTTTTGTGAGAAGTAAAACCAACCTAGACCCCCCCCACCCCTTCAAAAAGGCTAAAAGGGGACTATTTGTCCTCTGTACACCCTGATAAACACTAGGGTTCTGACGGTTCACACGCGATATCACCCAATTTATGGCACTCCGTGTGCGTACGCGCAGGAAATCCAACACATAGGTTACGCACTCGCACCGGTAATATGCTCTATTTTCGTCACCAAGGGGTCTATTCATCGTCTTTGACCTCCGACATAGGTATTCTACCACACTCACATCCTTGAGCCTTTTTACAAGGGGCATGGTATTGCTCTTCTAATTGAATCAGGAAATCCTTAATTGGTTGAGACCACATCTTCCTCAATCGAGCGTTACCAACCTGAGCAGACAGCACATCCAATGCTTTTCTCACTTCCTTAATATTGTCCAATGTCATTTGCTTTACCTGATGTCATTCTGACCCTTGGCTTATCAGTCCTGATTGGTTGCCCATCCTTATCAAAGCCTGAGATTTGGTTCCTTGACCAAAACTTAATGTATGCATCTTCAACCTGATCATGGAATGCCTTGGAGGTTATCTCAATTTGTAGAGTTGGTATCTTTCTTTGTACTGCGACTACTTGTGCTAATTTCATTCTTTTCTTCTATTGTTGGTAAAACTTCTAGTATTCCGTTCCATTCCTCGGGTGTATAATTCTTCTTTATCACTTCAATTCTTTGACTTGGTTGCCCCTGAATATCCCTGATGATTTTTGCCATGTCTGTGACCATGTTTGAAACCTTCACAAGTGGAATATCGTTCGCTGATCGGTTGAGAATATGGAGACCCTGCATCAATGCTAATTTTGCGAGATTCTCCGTATTCTTGGTAAACTCTTCAGCAGTCAATGAGCTAACTTCTTCCAACTGTTCCTTTTGACTTTTGGTGAGTGCAAGAGGATGCGTTGCGTCCATGTAATTGCTCACAATATCCTTGCAAGCATGTTGAAGTGGAGCCAACCCCATTTTTTTTCTCCTGTTCTCTGATATTTTTGATCTGCCTGTCATTTGGTCTGAAGATTAAGTAGTTTATCTTGCATCCTGATTAATCCATCTTTCAGGACATCTTTCAGGATTTGCTGATGAGG